AACTGATCCTAAGAATTCACATTCAAACTCAACTTTAAATTGTGCTTCAGATGTGTTAGCAATAGTTTGCTCTTTCCATTTAGCATCTCTACCAGGTACTTGTGACCAATGCACCTCTGTTGGTACGTATTCATTCTTTCTTCTTTCAGCATCATGCCAAAGTTTATAAAACATATTCATACCGTGTGGGGTAGAAATGATTATAACTTTAGTTTTCTTACCAGATGAAATGGTAGGATAAACCGAGCTAAAGAATTGATCCGCAATATGATTAGGTACGAATGCAAATTCGTCTAAGAATATAACGTTGAATGACATACCACGAACTGCTGATGCAGAAGTAGATGCTGCCATTATCTTACTACCGTTTTCTAATTCCAGACTACCTTTATTCCATTCGTTAATACCTTGCTGTAACCAACGTGGTAAATTCTCATAAGATAATTGGAGACGACCAAGCATTTCCCTAGCCGTTGCAGCTTTGTTTGCAAGAATTGCTACGTTTACATTCTGATTAAACAGCACATACCATAGAAGGTATGCTGTAACAATTGTTGACTTGCCAGACTGTCTAGGTAACTTCGCTATATTGAATCTTTCATCATGAAACTTCTGCACCATTTCCTCTTGGAAATCATACATGTCAAAACTCACTAGACCTTCATCCAAAGATACAATCTTTAGATACTCTCTAATGAAATAGATAGGGTCTCCTGCACACTTCAGATATTCTTCAACCTGATCAGGAGTAAAGTCCTCAGCAACGTTAGCCTTTTTAAGGTTCGGGTTACCTAGATAGATGTCTGTATTAACTGCCATTGGCTTCTTTTATTGCTTCTACAATAATTTGCTTTAATTCCCTCTTCTTCTTTTTACCTAGACCAGCACGTGTGTCTATCTTTACTTTAACCCAATAGATTCCTCCTAACACTAGGAGAAAGGGAATGGCATCTGCCCATGAGATCTCATTCCATGCTTGTACTACATTCATAATTAACCTTCGTTAAGTGTACCATGTGCTCTGCGTATCTCTCGGAGTGCTTCAAGGTTCATATCCTTAGTTCCTCCATCATAAGCGTGAGCATACCCTTCGGTAATCATCTGCTCATTGAGAGATACCTCATCTTCATTTATATATAACCACCCTAAAAGTCTACCATACTTACCCATACCACCTACAAGTTCGGTACGAATAGAGAGTTCATCTCCATCACCTGCAATGGTATCTTCTAATTTCTTCTTGAGCCAATTCGTCGCATCAATCCCCAACGCCTTCTCTTCGAGGTTTCTTGTCCTCTTCTCTGGCGTATCAACTCCTGCAACTCTAACTCTTTCTTTCTTGTATAGATCAAAGCCGAGGTCAATAGTAACGTCGATAGTATCACCATCAAGAACTCTGTTTATCTCCGTCACTCGGAAGTTGTAACAACTCTTCCGACTCGGTGGAACCATCGCACCCATCTTCTTCCTCCCATAGGTCTAGTGATCTATTTATAGACTCCTCAACAGGGGTGCGATTCTGCTCGGACTTCCAATCCCTCATCTGCTGTATCCATTGGCCTGGACTCGGGATCGATATTAATAATGGGGTTAGGATTCCAATCATCGTATTTGAATATCCAGTATATACTAACACCTACTCCTACTAAAAGTAAAGCTAGCATAATATTTATCGACCAGACTACTTCACTCAACGTGAATCACCCCCTTCATACCCGCACCAGCATGAGGATCACACTGAAATTCATAGTCACCTGCCTCTGGGAATGTAACAGGGAACTGTTCACCACTCATAAATGCTAAGTCAGGATGAGATAATTCATCATGACCTGCAAATACTACATTATGAGGAGGCAACTCACCATTTGTAAATGTAACTGTGTCGCCAACATTAACAGTGACTTCATTAGGTTCAAATATTAGATTGCCATTAGAACCCATTTGAATACCTGCATCAGCTGCATAGGCTTGCCCTGCTAATGAGAAAGAAAGAAATAATGCCGTTAACATTATAGTTAACCTCGACATCCACCACATGATTTCATGCTTATGTTTAACTATCAGTGTTGTCATAATCAATCCTCCTTTAGGATATAGTCAAAAAAATGAGGATGCTCCTTTAGGTAAGGGACATCCTCTTGTGCGTTGTGAAATGCTTGAAAAGAATCCTCTGCGTACTCGCAGATTTCTCTTTTTTCTTGTTGAAGGGTGTGATACCCTACTGTGTAATGAGACACGATTTATAGCCGTGGGCTCGCATAAATTATGAAATTATTTATAAGTAATATTACTCAATATCGTGTGGACTTGAAGACGCTGTTCTTATCTCCTGACGCTTCTTCTTAAAGTCAACTTGATCCAGCAGCCTTTGTGTTGCAGCCAGTCGCTTTGCCTTTTCTTTTGGACTTTCCTTCCGTTCCATAATTCTCGATGAATTGCGTATAAGTCAACGGTGGTTTGACCATTTCCTTTTGGGCTAACTTATTAGCCGTTGCATACATCACTTCCTTATCTCGTTTACCATAAAGTCTTTTCCAGTCAGAGGAACGACGTTTCATTCCTCTAACTATCTTCTCTGCCTTTTGATTTACTAAAGGCATCTTAGCCGCCTACTACTTGAACTTCTTCAACTATTATTGCTTGTCCACCAGCAGTTATTTTAACTGCTCTCTGTACAATTGCTTGATTACCAGAGTATGCATAGGTATAGTCAGCACTAGCTGATGAAGAGTCTATATCTGTACTTATTGTAGTATCTGTTGCAGCTGTTATCTTTTTACCAGCAGTTCCTGCTGATAAGAAATTACTGTCAATCGCAGGAGAAGTGCTGTTATCCACCACAGCGATATAATCTCCTACTGAAAAAGGATGTGTTGTAGACCTTTCTCCAATGTTAGTTCCTAACTGGTAATCTGCTGTTGAATCATCAACTGCTTTCATTACCTTTGCTTGTCCAGGCTTAGCATTACCCTTTAAAAGTACTGGGGAGTTTGCAAAAACTTGAATCACTGGTCCAGCACCAAACTGTACGGTAGATGCTGCTGTAGCACTCACTCTGTAAAATCCAGTCTGGACGGTTTGATACTCTGATCCAGATGCACTTATAGAATTTGTGCTTAATACGTTAAGGACTGTCATGTCGGGTCTATGTAGATTCGGTATTATTTATGTCTTTTTGTTTCTTTAGCATCTTTTGTAGGTCTGCGGTACTCCCCACAAACATGGTATTGTTAACCGTAGATGGTCCTTTCTTATCTTCTTTATCTAATTCTTTCATCTTCCCTTGCAGGTCGATTAGTTTGTCTGTCGTGTCTGCCACGTGTTTGATGAGTTGACCAGCAACTTCATAAGCACGAGGATGATCTGACGCTCGTGCCACATCAAGTATACCATCTACTGCCTCCTGTCCTTTCATTACTAAGTTATGTAGATTAGCACGACTCATTTCATAGTCTTGCTTAATATCTTGCGTCTCACTCTTCTTGAGTGTTGGCTTGACTGATGCTACATGCTTCTGTAAGTCAGAAGGTTCGCTACCAAATACTTCATCTAAACCGTCAAAGGTTGCCATAGATACCTCATGTTATAGTTTCGTCAGCACCACTTACAGGATTACGTTTCTTAAGGTCAGTGAAGTCTGAGAATATTTCACCGAATCCGAAATCGTCATCACTCTCTATGGTTGCATGATCTGCTTCATCAATCTCCAGGATTCCTGATCCTGCTACATGTCCAGCAATGGTACTTCCATTCCATCCACGTTTAACATGTAGTGTAGTACCTACAATTCTATCGATACGCATTACCTCAGTATCAATTTGAATGTTGGTATTCTCTGCCAGACTTGACACATCTCCAACTGCAAAGATACCATCGTTGATATCCATAGCATTGGTAAGTGTAGTAACTGCTGCTCCAGTAACGTTGGTCAAAGCAACTGGAGTTGCCTGATAACGTACTTGTCTTGGTGCAGAAGTTGTGCTTGTAGATGTATAGTAATCTGTAATTGCTTTCTTGATAACCTTGCTGTCTGTAACAGGACCGTATAGGTATGTCTTAGCAGTAAACTGAAGAGTCCAAATGATTGCTCTTCTAGTAGCGAAGTCACCTTCGTAATCATCCTCATAGTCTACACTGTTTAGTGTGACTGGGACATCTTTAATTTCATTAACGTTTGTTAGTAACTTGATAGACAAGTTATAATGGGGTTGGAAGTATGGTAATACTTGCTCAATAATCTGCAAACCATCTTCCTGATTCTTAGCAATGATTGCCATTTCAAATCCTACATTGTAGGGCACTGGCATAAATGCATTCTTATTGGTAGTAGAAGTACTAGCAATCTTAATCTTTTGAGTGGGTGATACCTTCCTTTGAGGGTCGTATGTAATTCCATTCATTTCAAATGAAATTCTAGGAAGAGTCATCTGGACTCTTTTATTAGTAGGGTCGGGCATTTGATCCAACCTTGCCAAGAATTTCTGCTTAGGACCATATGCCAAAGGCACTTTCATTACTTCGTTTGCCCTTCGCAGTTCAATGTTATTAAACATCGTACCAAAGGCAACGACAGTCTTCCTAAAAATTTCGTGATAACTATATGTGCCTAACATTAGATTGTAGTATCAGTGAGTTGACCAACAGAACCAAATGGATTTGTCTCAGAGAAATCGAGTATATCGTTATCTCCAGTTTCAAAATCAGCGTTTTGATCGTATTCTGAATTGGTATTATTTATCGTATTGTATGAAGCAGTTGTCCAGGATGCACTTGATGTACCACCAGTAACGGTTTCAGGCACTTGGAAAGTACCAGACCTGTTGATAACAATAAGAGTACGTGTGCCACTATCCCAAGACTTAACCTCAGCAGTAACATTAGATGTACCACCAGTAACAGTCTCACCAACAGTGAAGTCTCCAGACCCACCTGCTACGAGACCAACAGTAATTGCATTAGCAAACGCAGTCTCGATAGCATCAATCTCAGCAACACCAGTATTAAGTTGCTCATCAGCGTATTCAAATAGCTCACACTGACATTCCCAAACATATCCTTTTCCTAGTTGGTAGAATGGTTTCTCCACTTCTACAAACTGTATCTCAAACAAATGATTAGTTACAGGGAAGTAAATTAAATCCCCCTCGTTTGGTCGTCCCTCGACATTAAGTGTAACATTGTCGTCCACTTTTTCTTTAAACTTTTTACGGGATAAGATAAACGTCGTCTTATCTTCGACTCGTACGCCAAATTTGCTAAGAAGTTCGCCTTGGCCTTCCCATCCTTCGACGTTATTAACGTATGCTCTGATGGGGTAGTTGGTCGAAAAAGTGCTGTTATCAACTTCATCTAGTATAGTGTCCCGATTAATGTAAGTCCTAGGTAGATAATACACGTTTTGTCCATAAATTTCAATAGTCTCAACAATAAGATTTTCTATAAATTACTAAATTTAAAGATTGACATAAGGATGTTTCGTTAGACGTGGTTGCAAAGTTGTTTGTGAATAGAATGCCAAATAATCTGCCAAAATATGCCATTTACTAATTAGA